GTGGAGCTCCAATTAAGGATGGCCACCGGAATTTACTAGACAGTGGAGCTCCAATTAAGGATGGCCACTGTAAAATGTGCTTATTGGAAGTACGACTCTATAGGTACTTCATTATCAATTGAATCTGCTCCTGCCTCGTATGTCTCTAACATACGAAGCAATCTAGCATTAAAATTTGTTGTTGATGGTAACCAACTCCACTCAAAAATAGGGGTGGCAACAGATGCGCCCCCAGCAAGACGCTCATCAAAAACATTAAAGGCACCAACTCCACCAAGGAGTCTAGCCCAAACGGCTCCACTTTGTCCTGTAATAACTCCAAATTGCATAAAATTGGCTGTTGTTCCAGAAGTAATGGTTGTTGGTACTAAAACATACCGAAACGTAACAGAAGGTTCTGCAGGTCTCGGTGAACCAAAGAGTGTTCTACATGTATTAGCATTGTAGGGATCACTAGATGTAAAATTAATGTAACCAGCACCAAAAATAGGCACAAAACCTCTTACAAGATAAGCACCAGAGCGAATTGCCTGAGTACCAGCCACAACAGAGCCAGCGTCGGTGATGTACTGCATAACAGTACCAGCAGAAAAAGATCCCGCATCACCTAAACCAGCAGAGACATAAGCATATGAATACTCAGTTGGTGGTATTGGAAATGATGTGCTGTCGATATTGGGGACAGGAGCAAACTCTCTCATATCGATACCTCTTGCTGATTGCAAGACAGTAACGGGAAGTGTGTTAGCATCACCTACAGAAATAACCAAAGGCTGCCAAATAATGGCATATACCATACCTGTACCCTCATTCATCTCAAGAAAAGGTCTTGTTGAAACAAATGGAACTGAAAAGGTTGTAACCTCTTCGTTGGCAGGGTTGATAATTACTCTATGTCTGTACTGTGTGACTTGTGCTAGTGTTGGTGCAGGTGTTGTTGGTAACGCACCAGAAACAAACACAAGCATAATCTTAGTCTGAATCAAGATAGTCTTGGTCCAAACAAACTGGTAATCAATTGTACCCCTCCAATATAAGAAAAGATTGGAGAGATAATTCAATCTAGATGTGTTCAACGAGTTAGTACTTGGTGAATTATAATGTGAGAAGATTACAGTACCAGCAGTTGCAGTTGGTTGAATAACAAAAGTGGCAATAGTATTAGGCTGTGAAACCATGTCTGTAACAGACATGGAAGATGTTGGCATGACATCACTAACTGTCATGTCTTGTTGAGTACGTTGGACTCCAGGCTGTAAAGCAGCAGTGGGGACCAAATTAGTAGCACTAGGTGCACTCATATGAACAGCAACATTCTCGGTTGATTCCAAAGAATGTACATCACCAGTACGAGACCACGTACCGTGGGCAGCACCACCTGGAGATTTGTCTGAAGGACCTCCAGAGTGTGTAGCAATAGCATCAACAATTTTACCCAATACAGGGCCAGCGGCGGCAGCAATTGCGGGGATAGCAGCAGCAGCCATGAGAAAATTAAATAAATATAATAAAAATAAAGTTTGTACAGTGTTTTAAAATTAGTTAGCAGAAAACACGAATAAAATGCAAATTATATAAATAAATTTTGTAAGTTAACCTAGGAGCTCTTCGAGAAGAGCTCCAAAGCCAAC